TGCTAATAGTTTCCAAATATGATATCATCATTCCGTTAGACTTATTTAACTTATCTAGGGACTCTACCACGTCAGATAAGGTTGCGCCTTGATTTCCAGAAAACACATTGGATACGTTAGGAATTGCTGCTTGAGCCTGCGGTAATAATTGGCTAAGCTGACTAGATACTCCTGATAAATCTGGACCAGCACTGGGTATTTTACCCCGCATGTCGTTGACAAATTCGTTAATCTTGCCAAACGGTACAACAGCTTCAGGACCATTTTCGCGAATATTGGCTAGACCACTAGGACCACCAAACCACGAACCCCACACATCTTTAGATCCTTCTGCTTCGCCTTTAATTCCTTTACCGTCAATAGTCAATGAAGTTACAGTACCCACAGTCATGTTAGCAATCTGACCAATTTTATTACCAATTTCTCCTAGTAGATCGCCTGTAGTACTAGTGGAACGCATGCCCTGTATTTGTCTTTTAACAGCATCGGCTGGACTTTCACCTGGCACAGGTACATTAGTTCCTTTGCCTTGTGTTCCTCTAAGAGTTTCTTCTGCAACTTGTTTAGCATCTGCCTCGGGAGTACGTCTTAGATATTTGTCAGCCATAGCAGATAACGTTGGCGCAATCTTATCATTTAACGGCGTTGCTATTCCTCGCATAGCCGTAGCAAGTATGTCGTTGTACTTATTTTGTACAGCTATAATTGCCGCAGTACTTCCCGAACCAGCAGTTGGTGTATCAGCAGCTTTTGATTGTTTTATTGCTTCTGCTGCTATAACTTCTGGACTTGCATTTTTAAACTGGGGATCAGATCTAATAGCAGTTACAATATCAGTATAGGATTTAGTAGCTTTGAAATTAGGATCAAGTACAGACTCATTTAGGGGATTCCTGTTGCCTTGCGTTCTTGCGAGTAATAGTGTTCGATCATTGTCATTCTTTTCTGCGCCTGCAAGAAATTTATTCTGGGCGGCAGTAACTGCTTCTGCATTGCCTTCGCCAACTGCTTTTGCAGAATCAAGTATTGCTTGGCCTTGATCACCTAATATACTAACATATTGTGCGGTTTTTTGAGAAGTCAGTGCTCCTTCATTAGCAAATGCATCTTTAAAGGCAGCAACTGCACCTTCACCGCCGGCTGCTTTAGTGAAATCTAATTGTCTTAAATATTGCTCTCTTGCTGCTTTTGCATAATTTGTGCCATTTTTAGCATCATCAAGTTCCATTAATTTAAATCTTGCTTGAATTTGAGAATCTAATGCGGCCTTTCTATTTTCTTCTTCTAAGTTTTTACGATTTACACCAGTGAGTTTAGCAACTTTATCCATTTCAAATGCTAGTTTCTGTGTTGAGTCTACAGCATCTTTGCCGGCTTGCGAGCCAGCTACTGCGTTTGTTCGTTGAAAACTAATCACCGATGCTAGTGTTTCATTGAGTTCAGTATTTGCAAAACCCATTTCTTGCAATCTTTGCGTCACTGGGCCTAACTCAGAATCAAACGCAAACATGCTATTACTGAGCTTACTAAATTCTTGAGCTCCTTTAGCAACATTACCACCTAATACTGCAAGACCTGGACCTTGCTCTTTGATTAAATCTGAATATTCAGAAAGCGATAGTCTCGCCACACTAGCAGAAGTAGCCATTGACACAATATCATTGTCAAAATTTGCTCCAGCAGCACTGAGTTCTCTCCAGGTACCTAAATTATCATGAATGGCAGTTTTAAGGCCGTTAAACACTAAAGCTGCTTCTGCTGCGCCGGCGCCAGCTGTTCTAAGACCTATTTCTAAAGGTTTTGCTGCAGAGTCAAGACTTGCAGTTACTCCCCCAAAACCGCTGATAAAGCTGTTGACTCCTCCGCCAGCGGCACTGCCTAACCCGATACCATTAGCTTTGAATACTTTGGCCGTTATCTCGGCTTGTCGACGCATTTCGTCGTCAGTCAGTGGTCTTGAACCTGGATCGGCCATAAAAAAATCCTAGAAATATAATATATTTATAGGATTAATAAAGTGTGTATATTTTGATTTTAGTAGTAAGGATTGCTTAGATTGCTATAACTGCTAGAGCTTTCCGGTGGAGTAGTTGACTGTGATTTAGACTGACCACGTGCTAGAACAGCATCAACTTTTTGTTTAGCATCTGGATAGTTTTGAATAACCTGTTGAACTGGGTAAGAATTGATAGCACTCATTTTTGGCGAGCCATCTGCATTAGTTATAACCATACCAGCTACACTAACTTGATTTGCATCAGCTGCGGCTGCTGCACTAGTGCTAGCAATCTGAGATTGAGCTGCCGGATCACCTTTAGCTGCTTTGTCTTTTGTCACGGCAGCTTTCTTTTCAGCATCATCTTTATAAACATCAGTACCTGTAACCTGTTTGTACAGTTCACTCCAGATAGCTTCTGGTACATAACCAACATAGATCAATGGTTTAACTAGATGTCCAGCAATCCATTCCTGTGCTGCGGGCGACCCTAACCATACAGACAACGCAGTGAAAAATGCCTGTTCTGCAAAGAGTCCAGCAAGAGCTGGTGCTGCGGCAAGACCACCACTGCCTATAGCCGCTGCAACTGCTCCGCCACCAGTGACGAAACCAACAATCAGACGGACTACTCCATTAACTGCGCCGGCAAGGCGTAGTTTGCTAGCCAATGCTGGCAATAGAATAGCTGCTGTAAACTGACCAAAGTAAAGTTCTCTGTAGTGTTTGAAATCTTCTTCAGTTATAGTAGGATCGTTTTTGTATTCTTCCTCGGCATTATGTAGATTCCAAACCAATGTGCCTGCTGAATCCAGCACACCTAATACCCATAGGACCTTGGCCCAGAAACCAATAGTGACCTGCCATTTGTCGATAATATCAGGTGCTTTTGTCTTGGCCGCTGTGGCACGAGCCTGTACTCGTTGGAAAAAGTTCATTGATTTAGCATTGCTTGCGGCTGCCGCGGCAGGTGCAGCAGATGGTGCGTTTCTAGCAGCGGCTCTGGCAGATAAACTACCGGGAGATACTACAGTACGTTCGGAGATGATGTCTAGGATTTTCATAGATGATATATTTATCAGACCTACACGCCAAAATAAAAATACCTAAAAAGTGCGCATATAAATACACGACTACAGGGAGTCCCTATGACTAATCCACTACAACAATATTTTAGACAGCCGAAGATCTATATCAAATTGCCCAGCAAGGGCATCTTTACCAAGCCCGGTACCATACAGGGCGATGCGAATAAACTGCCTATCTACGGTATGACTGGCATGGACGAAATCATGGCCAAAACTCCAGATGCCCTGCTCAGCGGTGAAAGTGTGGTCAAGATCATGGAAAGCTGTTGCCCCAGCATCAAAGACGGTTGGGACATCAGCACTATTGACACCAATCTCTTGCTGGTGGCCATACGCATTGCCACCTATGGCAGTGCTATGACTGTAGCACACACTTGTAGTGCCTGCTCTACAGAAAACGAATATGAACTAGATTTGGTCAAAATTATTGACTACTATGCTGGTCAGAACTATGTCAACACCGTGGATCTAGATCAGTTAACTGTCAAATTAAAACCACTTAACTATCGTCAGATCAGTGAGCTTGCCATTAAAAGCTTCAAGATCCAGCAGCAGGCAGCACAGTTGATCCGAATATCACAGAATCAAGAACTCACAGAAGAGCAGGACACACAGCTAAAACAGCTCTACTCCGAACTGGCCAACATGCAGAATGAAATTTACAAGATGTCTGTGGAAAGTGTAGAAACTGGCAATATGAATGTGACCGAACAGAAGTTTATCCTAGAGTGGCTAGACAATGCAGATGCCACAGTGTTTGACGCAATCAAAGCAGTAGCTGAACAAAATACCAAGGCATTTGCTGTGCCCACTCAGCCCGTGACCTGCTCAAATTGCTCTGCTGCCACTGAAATCGCCGTGGAGTTTGATAACTCAAATTTTTTCGCCAAAGCCTAATTAGTACACCCACGGAAGAAATTCAGGACACACTAGTTAGGCTAGATGATCAAGTAAAACAATTCAAAGAAGAGCTATTCAGAATAAGCTGGTACATGCGTGGTGGTGTGTCAGTTCAAGAACTACTGCATGTCTATGATGCTGATGATCGTGCCATGATCTATCGAGTTATCAAAGAGAATATTGAAGCTACTAAAGAATCACGAATGCCATTGCTCTAAGAAGAACTGCGTTCTTCTGTTCTTCGCTTGCGCTCGAACTTTTCTCCTTATCTGATAGCATAATCAAGTGCGAAGCACTTAAGATATTATCTAGATTGTTCAGTCACACTTTGCCCTAGCCGGGCAAAGCGATCGACATTATCTGAGTTGCACAATGTCACTGTAGCGGTATGGCATTACAGAGGCGGTCATCCTGTACCTCGAGCCAAGTCTTTATATGACGGCGGTTGCTGTACATTCGCTACCATGCACAACAACGTAGGGTTTTTCTCCCTTCTTTTAGCCTTTACAATTTTTCTCTTATATTTCAAATGGATTCAATAGGCACGTTCCATCGGGGTCCTGTTAAGGATACTGAAATATAACTCTGCTACCGGTCAGAAATTCCTTGCCCTGCGACCCGTGGTCCAGTTAAAAGGCGCCTACAACGCTGGCGAAAGCTGTTAATTTGGTAGTTTACTGCCTAGTTTTCTTGGAGTTTACGTATGTGTGAACCATGTACACGCACTTGGATATGACCGTTATAATAGTCATTTGACTCCAAGACACGCCGACTAAACTGTTCACGAGCCTCTATATATGAGCATTCTGCTTTACTGCCACAGTAGTACAGTATCTCTCTGTGGAAGTTTTCCGGACCTAACTGCGCAACATCTTTGCTGAGTTCTGGTGAACTACCATAGTAGTCCCGCCAATCACTGTCAATTTTGCTGCGGATTTTCTTTTTCTTCTTGTTGCCGTTTTTAAGTTTTACTACTCTAGTGGTGGTTTTTGAGAATTTTGCTAGTTTTTTGCCTATGTACTTGCGGCCTGTGGTCTTGTTTGTAATCAAGTATACAAAACCCACACAGGTTTCTGGTAATTCTTCTACTAATTGATCCGCATAGTACCATGACATCAATTAGTTATCGAGCTAGTCTTCCTTGTTACCTCTCTTTTGAGCGCGGCGAATCTTGCGCTCGTCCAACTGCTGACGTTTATTGACCTGCCACTTTCTAATTGCCTTGCGCCTTGCGGAACACACGTTCCTAATATCTGATAACAAATGCCTTAGTCTAATACTGCTGGCGTAGGTGCCCTCACTGAGCCACTGCTGATTTTCAGCAAAATAGACCCTGAACACACGCATGAGTTCAGCATGTAGCTCTTCGTCTTGCGGTGTCACTCTGTAACCTCTAGATCGTTAGCATAGGATGTAAATCCGTTTTCTTTGATCACACGCAGAACATTGTTGACACGTCCGATCAGCTCGTCTTTGTGCGATATCAAGAATATATTCTTTTTACGTTCTCTGCTCATCTTCTTAAGCACACCCAATGCGCCCTCGACACCTGACGCATCTAGACCGTTGTCTATAAGTTCATCAACAAACATGAGATTGATCTGCTGATATAGACTTTCCCACACGTCACGGAACGCCCACGACAGGCCTAAGATAAGACGATTACGCTCTCCTCGACTGAGATTATCAAAATCCAAGTCTTGCCCCAGCTGTGTTATCAGTACTGATAGATCGTTTTGAAACAGAACAGTGTGCGGTAAGCCCATCTTGTCCAGGTAATAGGTCAATCTATTGTTCAAATAGGCTAGGTTTTGATCTATGATCTTCTTGCGTATAAATGAATCTTTTGATGTCAGCAGTTTAAGCAGGAATTCTTGATGATCTTTCAGTGTGCTGAGTTCGTTAACACGATCCCAAGATATAGTCTGCATGGCTGTATTGCGTAGCTCGTCAATTTGCTCTTGATAGGGATCTGACTCGCCCGCTTTGACAGCCAGCTGAGTTTCCAGAGTTTTAAGGTTATTCTGATGTTTCAGCGCCTGCTCTAGAGTGTCATAGTAGGTATTGGGTCTAGCAGCCACTTCGCCCACTGCGGCTATTTCACCAGTGATTTTAGCAAGATCTTTTTGTACCTTGTCATAGTATTTCCTGGCCTCGTCAAGGTGCCCTTGTGCCAGAGCAGTCATTTCTTCATGCTTATGGTCATGGAGCTCTTGTTCACAAGCGTGACAGGTCTTGTTAGCCAACTTGGCGAGCTCGCCGTCGTACTTTGTGACGCTTCGCTCTGCTTGCGCTATCGCGCTATCTAACGTAGCACGTTCCTTATTCAAGCTCTGCAGCTTCGCTGTCTTCTCTGAAAAATCTTTTAGCTCCGCATGCTTCGCAAGCTCAGCATCGATATCCACGCTCTCCAATTCTACGATGGCTCTGCCTATTTTTTCTAATTCTTGGGCATGTTGCGTATTCCAAGCACCTTGTCTAGTTAATAGGCTGTCAATACTTTGTTGTATTTTCTCGTTAGATTTCTTGGCTGCTTCGATGTCTGCGTTTTCTTGAAAAATAGCATCTTTAGTAGTTTTGATTTGTTCTTTAAGTGTTTCTGCTTTTTCACTTAACAGTGTAATACCTAGCAACTGCTCAATAATTACTCGCTGATCATTAGCCCTCATGCTCAAGAATGGTTCTGTATAGGTATTCAGTGCTACCACGTGCTTGAACATGTCATGGCTCATGCCAATAAGATCATCGAGATCTTTTTGCGTTTCTCTGTTATCACCCTGAGCATCATCAGTTTCTTCACCTTCTTGCTCTACATCATTAACATAAAACTGCAAGACGTTGGGTTTACGCCCACGTTCTATTCTATAAGTTTGCCCATCTTTTTCAAATGCCAATGTAACCAACATGTTCTTATTGTTAATCTTATTGATAAGATTATCTTTCTTAATGTTAGTTAATGCATTGCCAAATAGTGCATAACTGAGTGCGTTTACAATGGTAGTTTTACCTGTACCGTTACGTGAGCCACTGTCATCGCCGCCTTGATCTAGATTTTCACCTAACACCAAAGTCAAATTGGTTTTACTAAAATCAACTGCTTGAGTTTGGTTGCCCACGCTCATGAAGTTTTTTACTGTTAGTTCCTTAATACGTATCATAGGCTATTATAAATTGCTAGTAATGTGTTTTTGTCGTAAGTGTCTGAATCAATGCTGACGATTTGACTGCTTACAATTTGATCTACGCTTTCAAAAGATTGAATATCAATGTTGGTATTGATCTCTACTTCTTTCTTTTCAGCAATAAGTGTAAGTTCGCGGATATCATAATCAGCAATGAACTTTTCTTTAATAAAACTTGCTTCTTCAAAACTGATATCAATGTCCAAGGCCACACGCAGGTGCTGTTTAGGTTTAATAATGGCATCAGCACCGTCGATTAATTCACTTAACTTTAGTGTACGGAATGTGGGTTGATCTGGCCAACTGTGGTATTCGGGTTGACCTCCCCATTCTAACGTCATCATGCCACGCTCATCGTCCCATGCATCTGCATAGTTGTGCGGAAATGCATTGCCGATATAAATCATGTTCTTTTGTTGCTGACGTTTATGGAAGTGTCCACTGAATCCTAGCTCATAGTTTTGAAAACTATCTAATTGTATCTCTCCATGATCCGGCATCTGGACCATGGCATTCATGAAGAAGCTAGGTAATTCAAAGTGCCCAAAGATATATTTTCCACCTTTCTTACCAATTGATCGCCATTCGTCTCCTACTAACCAAGGACATAGTGTGACATTGCCGATAGTAGTAGGCTCATGTATAACAGTAACACCGGGAATATACTTGCCAAATTCAACTGAATGTATGTCCCGTTTATCTTTGTAGTACAGATCGTGATTGCCAGGAAAAAAGTAAAAATTATCAAATGCCTTACCCAGCTTTTCCAAGGCCCGTAAACTATAATCCATCGTAGTGATGTTAAGGCTATTGCGATTGTGATGCCAATCACCCATAAAGATACCTGTATCACATCCTTCCTCCTTGGCTTTAGAAATATACCAATCTACGAAATCTTCGCAATCTTGGTTATGTACGCTACTATTAGACTTTAGGCCAAAGTGAATGTCCGTGAAACAGGCCACTTTCTTAAACAAGTTACTCATTAATAGCATTCCTTGACGATGTAATAAGTAGGTTT